CGAGAGATTCCTAGACCACATCCTGAGATGTTTGATCCCAATGGGAATCTAGTACCAGATGAAATTGTAGCATTTAGATTTGAAAACAATTATGACGATGACAGCGAAGAAGACGACGACTAAAAAAGATCCACTTGAACTTCCACTCAAACCTTTTACGTTTGAAATATTAAGTCTTTTATCTAAACAGAGATCAAAAGCAAAAAAAATTGAAGTCTTGAAGAGATATGAAGACCCATCTCTGAAAGCAATATTCATATGGAATTTTGATGAAACTGTAGTATCTGCTCTACCAGAGGGTGAAGTACCATATACTGGATATGACGAACAGACATCTAACAGTGGCACATTAACGACTAAGATTTCTCATGAAATTCGTGCGATGCATGATACTGGTTCCTTTTCATTAGGAGCAAGTGATACACAAGGACGTACGACTATTCGTAGAGAATTTAAAAACTTTTATCACTTTTTAAAAGGTGGAAACGATGCATTGAATAATATTCGTAGAGAAACGATGTTTATTAATATATTGAGAGGTTTACATCCACTTGAAGCAGAAATTATTATTCTTATAAAAGATAAAAAATTATCTGAAAAGTATAAAATTACAAAAGAAATAGTTGCAGAGGCATACCCAGACATCACTTGGGGTGGTAGATCATGACAACTAAAACAAAGACGGAGAAAAAAGAATTGATCTGGACAAGTCAGGAAAAAGAAAATCATAAGAGTGAATATGGTTGTGAGATTCTTGTGGAAAACGGAACACTAGATCAAGTATCAACAACAAATGCTCCTACTGATGCGTTCATAGTTACGTATGAATATCAAGATAAAGTTTGTCGTGACCTCACAAGAGGTGCAAGAGTAAAGTTGTTTGATATGTATTACGATAAGTTTAAAACTGGTCTGAAGATCATAGACTATGGTAAAGGAAATATTAAACCAGCGCTATGGGGATACAATAATCCAAAGACCAAAACCAAAAAACGGAAGTGATTTCAAAAATGGGGGAAAAAAATTCCCCCAAAATTTTTCGTGTGTAAGGTTTTGTAACAAATAATACAAAACTACTTGCATATATAGTATGAATGTGTTAATATTAACACAACGTTCATCCCGAAAGGGACGCAAGTAAGCCGACTCGGAACGGGTTCGTTCATCCTTATGTACCACATTCTTCTTAGTCTAATAGCAATTGGAGCACCACTTGATTGTGATCATGCTTCTGAACTTATAGACTCTGCAAGAAATAATCCTGATAAATCTGAGCAATTGGAAATAACAAGGGTTGTCATTGCACATACAGATCCAATGTGTTTTAAGGACGCAAAAGCCGACTGAAGGAACGGATGTAAAAAATCCAACTACTTTAGGAGCAAACAATGGCACAAGTCACTTACAGAGGAGTTCAGTACGATACTGAAACTCGTGTACAACAACAGCAAACTCAACAGCCTCAGCAAAAGACACTTGTTTACAGAGGTATTGAGGTAAAAGGAGGAAAGTAATGCTAATTACCGCAGAAATCCTCGTCGCAAGCGTAGTTTTTCTGATGATAATCTACGCAGAGGCAAAATTCCTTTATTCAAGGTAAGAACCATGTTGCGTATAGGGTGGGAACCACCCGAAATTCCCGAATACAATCCAGATATTCATAACCCAGAGAAAGTTTTTGCTTTCATGTGTTATAGAGGGATTCATTATGCAAAATGGGTATATCTTGATATTTTCAATCAAAGAGATTGGAAAGTCAAAAATCCAAGAGGAAAGGGTTGACCTTTCCTCTTTTTTTGTGTACAATATGTAAAAGTCATTTATTATGGAACGTAGCAAATTAAAAGACATCGTTCGTAGTCTCGAATTAATGGTTGACGCATTAAAGACGGAAGTTTATTCTGATGTGGAATCCTATAAAGATGAAACACCCTCAAAAACAAGACTTGACTATGATGAATTATATGATGATGGTTCAGATTGATGAGTAGACAAAAAACATTAATTAAACTACTCAAAAAATTAATCAAACAAGATCATCTATATACAGATGAAAAATTAAGAGAGATGAAGCAAACTCTGCGACTTGCGGAAGAGGAAATTGCAGAACTTGAAGCAAAAAATTCAAAGGGATTTAAATGAACGTAGACTTAATAAGTATCACACCTGATGCTGAAAAAACAATGGCACATATTGCCAGAGTTTCTAATCCAAACAATCAAGACAATCCAAACTATGCAGGGTTGTTGAGATATTGTATCAAGCATAATCATTGGTCTGTTTTTGAGCAGTCATCAATGACACTTGAGATTGAAACTACAAGGGCAATTGCAGCACAGATATTAAGACATCGTTCTTTTACATTTCAAGAGTTCTCTCAAAGATATGCACAGAGTAATGAACTTGGAAAGATCGAATTACCAGACCTAAGAAAGCAAGATTTAAAGAATCGTCAGAACTCAACTGATGATTTAGATCCTTTTGTAAGGCAAAAGTTAGAGGCACAGATGATCACCCTGTTTAGTTCTGCACAAGCATTGTATAACCAAATGATTGAGGAAGGAGTTGCAAAAGAATGTGCTAGAATGGTGTTACCATTATGCACTCCTACAAAAATCTATATGACAGGTTCTTGTCGTTCTTGGATACATTATATTGATCTTCGTTCTGCACATGGAACACAAAAAGAACATATGGATATTGCAGAGAAGTGTCGTAAAGTTTTTACCGAACAGTTTCCTACAGTGTCAGAAGCCCTTGAATGGGTCTAAATAACTATACATTAATCAATTATTATGGCAACATATCCTGTAGTTAACACAAAAACTGGTGAACAGAAAGAAGTGAAAATGAGTGTGAATGATTGGGATCAATGGAGAGAGGACAATCCTGATTGGTCAAGAGATTACTCGGATCCATCCACAGTGCCAGGTGTTGGAGAAGTCGGAGATTGGAAACAGAAATTAGTAAATCGTAAACCTGGTTGGAATGAAGTCTTAGAAAGAGTACAAAAATATCCTGGTGCTCAGAAACAAAAAATTGATTAATGGGAAGAAAAAGAAGTAACGGAGACCAACCTATTGGAGTTGGGTTGACAGCAAAGCAAATGCGTAGAAAAAAACCTATTAATTCAGATTACTTGGTTCAAATTGAACCAATAACTGAAAATCAAAAAATCTTATTTAACTCTTATAAAGAGAAAAAGAATATTATTGCTTATGGTGCAGCAGGTACAGGTAAAACCTTTGTGACCTTATTTAATGCTTTGAAAGATGTATTGGATGAAAATACACCTTATGAGAAAATCTATATTGTTCGTTCATTAGTTGCGACTCGTGAAATTGGTTTCTTGCCTGGTGATCATGAGGATAAGTCTGACATATATCAAGTTCCATACAAACATATGGTAAAATATATGTTTCAGATGGGATCTGATGCAGACTTTGAGATGCTATATGGTAATCTGAAAGCACAAGAGACTATTAAGTTTTGGAGCACCTCATTTTTAAGAGGAACTACACTTGATCGTTCAATTATTATTGTTGATGAATTTCAAAACTTGAATTTTCATGAATTAGATAGTATAATGACAAGAGTTGGTGAGGATAGTAAAATCTTTTTCTGTGGTGATGCATCTCAGACAGATTTACAAAAAACCAACGAAAAAAACGGTATTGTTGACTTTATGAAAATAATTCGTTCTATGCCATCATTTGATGTGATTGAATTTGGTATTGAAGATATTGTTCGTTCTGGAATAGTTAAAGAATATCTGATCGCAAAACTAGAAACAGGTATGTAATGTTTGAACATGTTGATTTGAATCTACCTCCTATAAAACGGGAGACAATAGATGGAGTTCGTTATTATTCTGTACCTGATGAAGAGGAATTAATTAAGTTAGTTTCAATTACATCAATCACAAGTCATTATAATAAACAAATCTTTCTTGATTGGAGGAAGAGAGTTGGTAATGAAACAGCAGATAAAATTACAAAGGCTGCTACGACTCGTGGAACAGATATGCATACTCTTACAGAGTATTATCTAAAAAACGAAGAACTGCCCAAAGTCCCTCCTATATCTGACTTTTTGTTCAAAATATCGAAAGGTAAATTAAACAAGATTTCTAAAATAAGGACTCTGGAAGGTGCGCTATATAGTAAGCAGTTAGGAATTGCAGGAACAGTTGATTGTATTGCAGAGTACAAT